AGTCACTCAAGTCACCGGTATAGTTCATTCTCCCAACATTTTCTTTTAATGAGTTGGCAATCCAATTTAAATCATTTGTATCAAAAGTTCTTTCAGTAATCATTACTTATCAAATAATTTAAATTCCTCATTTACGTGACTACAATCATCACATCTGTAAGTCGGAAAAGGTACAATAGTGTCTTCTTGACTTCCCGTTAACAACTTGTTAACTTTTTTTATCATCGTAACTTCTTTGAAATAGATACTATCGCACTGCTCACATACTAATGTAGGTTGTTTCTTTAAATCAATCTTTGGTTGTAATAAATCGTCCATATTCTTTTTTTATAAATTTAGTTTATTTTTATTTCTTTGTCAAATACTTTGACATATCCATTTCCAAGATAGTGTCTTGAACTGTCTTTGGTATTCTAAATTCTTCAAATGTTCCATTATCTTTAACAAGAACAATAATACATCCATATACTTTAATGTTTTCGTATTTAGACCCTTTCAACATCTTTAATAATAGCTTACAATAAAATGGTAATTGTGTTGAATAATGTCCAAGAGCGGTATCGTCTAACTTTTCAAAAGGATATTTCATTTTTTTGGTAAAATAACTCGCCTCAAAGTTTTTTGGTTTATTAGTTTTATAATCAGTACATATTATGCCAATCTCAGTTTTATCTTTATTCTCAATTAACCACATTTTATCCGGAGCTCCGGTATAACCATACTCATCATCACCAAGAATTAACTCGGTATCTAATAACAACGCACCACGCTCTTTCATAGTTTCTAAAAAGTTAGTTCCGGCAGATACCATAGAATCACTACGTAATATCTGCTCAAAATTACACTCAAATTCAGGTTGTCTAACCTCCTTATCCAACTCAAACATCTCTAAAGATTTTTTCTCCAATAAAAAGTGAGTTCTACTTCCCACATTTATTGAATAGTCTGCCGCGGCTTTCCATTCATCTAATAATTGTTGTTGAACATCGGGGTCACCATTTGCCTTTTTTAATGATATCCCTTCAGAATCAAATTCTGTGTAAAATAATTTCATCACTTTACTCACCGAAGGCCAATCACTTTTTAATTCACCTTTGGCGTTTTTCATCGTGTAGGTATGTGTGTCCTCCACAAATGTAAGTTCAAGTTCTTGTCGTCTTTTTTCTAAAATATCTAATATTTCAGTTGCAACATTTTTTAATTTATTCATTTATTTCATTGTATAAAAGTAATCACTGATATCACCCCTTAAATCGGCAACATCGGCATCACCCGTTAATTTTATTATTTTAACCTTACCATATAATCTCCCACCATTTAAGTTGTGGAATAGTTTTACACCATCGTTCCAAGCATCACTATCCAAACAAATAATTATATTCCCATTTGCTTTCTCGTATAATGTATTAAGTAATAACTCTGACATATGTTTTCCCAACATAGAAATACTATTAGGTAGGAAGATTGCATCAAACGCTCCCTCACAAAGATGAATGTCCTCATTCCAATTGATTGTACTTTCAAAGAATATTATTTCATCCTTTGAAGCTTCGGGGTTTTTATATTTGGCACGACTATTTGGGTCCCAACTTCGGGCTATGAAATAATTTAATTTATTTTTACTATCGTAAGATGGGATTATTATCCTTCCCGAAAACGCTCCTTTATCACAGAACCCAATACCATATTTTTCAATAATATTATCAGTAATCCCACGTTGAGTTAAATAATTATAAGCTTGACGACGAACAGGGTAAACTAAACTGCTGTCCTTGAATAGGGTAAACCCATCTGGCAGTTTTAATATATCTTTTCGTTTCTCTTTTGGTTTATGTTGTTCAGGTTGAAGTAGGTTATATATTTTTTTCTGTTTCTTATTACCAAAATTATCTATAAGTTTTCCCAAAGGTCCTTTGGTGTTATTCTCATCACCACAACTCCAACACTTGTAAACGTGTTCAAAGTAGTTTACCTCAAGGTTTCCTTTGTGTTGTTCTTCATCGCATATTGGACAATCAAAAGATATTTGACCTTTTGATTCATAGTGAAGTTTTTCATCTCCCAATATATCGTGTAGTATTTCTAGTAAAATTTCGGCATCATCTGACATATAGCAAAGATAAGAAAAAATAATATAACAGTCAATCTTCACAAGTTTTTCATTCCTATTATATTTATTGAGATAACCTAGAGAAATGAGCACACAAATAACTATAAGTAATATTACCGGAGTATCTCCTTTTAAAGTGTATCTATGTGATAACCCTATTACTTTATCAATATATATAGACACAATTTCAACGTTTCCATATAATGTGGTTATACCTCCTATTTGGAGTACGTTGACATCATTTAATATAAAAGTTATAGATAATAATAATTGTGAATCAATTTTAAATTTAACATTATAATATGCCTTGTAGTTCTACATATTGCCTTTCAAACACTGGTTACCCAACATTCGACGATGTATACTTTAGTGCCGGAACACATAATTCTCAACTATATTGGACCGGTCAAACTAATAGTTTATTTATCTATTATAATACCGGGTCAACCCAATGGTGTTTATCAACCGTTTTAGATGGAGTTTGTTTATTATCAGGTCAATCACCTTGTTTTAACCCATGTCCGGATTTAGACGATGTTTATTTCTCTAGCGGAACATGTCCCACTCCGACCCCAACCCCAACAGCATATTGTTCTAGTTTAAATTTTTCAGCAATTTTTGATTGTGATGTTGACACACCAACTCCCACACCTACACCCACATCCACTCCAACCTCAACGCCAACTCCAACCCCTACCAACCCATGTAATGTTGTTATAAGTGCAACAATTCAAAATATCCCAAATACTCCCACACCAACACCAACATTAACACCTACACCTACTCCACCTGTTGCTCGTACTTGTACTTTTGAGGGAGCGGTAACTTTCAACACAATAGATGATAGTATTGTATGTCCGTATAGTTATCAATTCCAAAGTTGTTATAATGGTATGATGTATTACACAACAAATCAAATTGTAACTCCAGGTAATATTCCAATTGAAAAGTTTCACGTTTATCAAGCCAATGTTAATGGAATTGTTATGTGTGTTGGATATATTGGAGTTAATAATAACACTATTGGTAAAGACGATATTACACTATTATTAGGACCATACGGATTTTTAGATGATGGTGATTGTATATTATGTTCTCAATCAATAGTCCCTACACCAACACCAACACCGACACCAACAGAAACCATACTCCCATCAGAATGTACTGACTGTGGAATGGAAGGTTACTTATATAATAAAACTTAAAAATTAAAATATGCCATTTTCAGCATCAACTTGTTTAACAAATTCAGGAACTGTCGCTTTAGGAGGGACATTTAACATATATTCAAATGTTGATGGATATACCACTCCTTTCCAAACTAACGTAAGTTATACTAGTTTATTTGGTCCGTTATGCCCATATGTTATGGGTAATGTACCTAATGGGACTAATACAATTAGAATTATTGATATCACAACCACATGTTGTGCAACTATTGAATTACTATCTAATGATTTATGTACAACTTGCGATTTATCATTTGATTCATATCAAACTAATAATGTTGGGATAATTGTTGCCGGAGAATTAACAGGTAGTTGTGAAAATGACATCACCGATTATAGAATATTTTGGTATGGTCCAAATTCGTCAACTAATCTTGCATTTACATCAGGTTATGGAAGCTCCTTTGTACCATACAATTTAACACATCCATTAGTAGGAATTAACTCACCAATGGTTGAAGCCGGAACATATATTCCAGTTATTGATAAGGTAAAACTAAATGGTCTTAATTATTCTCAAACAGGTGGAACAGGTTATATTCAAGCAGAATTAGAATGTTTTAACGCGACAACAGTTAATGTCCAACCTTTTACTTGTGATAATGGAACAGTACCGTTACCGAACGATTATACTCATAGGGTTAATTTTTCTGCAGCAGCCGCAGGTACCACTCCATTAACATTACAATCAACTTTTGATTTAGACATTACAACTAATTATTTTTCGTGGAAATTTAAAGGGGATGCAATTCCGGATTTTCTTAAAATAACATTCTATGGTTCAGATTATTCCGACCCAATTATTTTAGAATATTGGGAAATTGGGGGAAACATTTCAATTTCCAATGCGGAGTATTTGACATTTCCAAAATCCGCTAGCACCACAGATTATTTTTCAAAAGTAACCTCATTAACCTCATTATCAAGAAATGTTGGCGATTATCTAATTTTAGAAGTAATTCCAAACCAATTTAACTCACAAACAAATTGGGATTTTTATTTTACTTGTATGAATAGTTTTGATTGTGATTTATGTTTATATGATTATTTAAATACACCATATAAAATAAAATCATCATCTATTACAGGTATTACGGGTTCGTGTTCTTCAATTGAGGTCAAATTTGATGTATCCGGATGTACCGAAAGTTCAATAATAAATAGCGATATTTACAAATATCAAAAAACAGACGCAAATCCACTCTCAACAACAAGTTTTAATACTAATACATATACAGATGATATCACGGGATTAAGAAATAGAACAACAGGTAGTTTGGATTGGGACGCAACATCCTGCAGTATGCTTTTTGGTATAAATGTTCCTCCAATTTGTTCACCTATACCTAACACAAACATAATATCTTTTAAAAAAGAAAATACCGGACCATCAGGACAAGGTGTAATTAAAATGGAATTTAGTAGTTTAAGTGATTTAGTTGATTATAAATCGTCTTATGATTTGACATTACCTTATTCAGGAACACCATTTAATTCTGCCGACCCAAATTATTATAGATATTTTCAATTATTTATACCAAAAAACTTAACTCCAAATACTAATTGTGGTGATGGAACGTCTCTTTTAACGTATTATTTACATTATTCTAGTATAGTAACAACAGGAACTACCGGAGGAAATTATACTTTAAACATAACAATGCCAACAATATCTGACGATATCGCACCGTTTGACCCTTGTGACATAAATTGTCAATTAAATATTAATAGTGTTGTAACAACAGTTAATAATTCTTCAACAGGTGCAACAAATGTTGAGGATTTTACTTCTAACACCGGTTCTAAATACGTTGTACCTTTTGGAGTAACAAAATATTTTGTTGAGTTTCCTCCTGTCACTAACAGTGCTAGTACTATTCAAGGAGTATATTATCTTAACAATTATCTTAATGCAACAGTACCTTTTTCAGGTAGTAGTTCTCCCTATACTCGAATACCTTCGTTATCCGCAGTAACTTGTAATAATTTCACATCTATTGGGGTATCATATACCCAAGTACAATTTGTATACATATATAATTATAAAGTTGAATTGACCGACCAAAATAATTTTAAGTCTTTTAGAATTTTAGCAACACCTATAGTTAACGGAGCACCTAGTGGTATATTCAGTGATATCGTCGCAACGGTGGTTAATGGTTCATTAACGTACGCAAACCCATCATATACTTTTTAAGATATGACAGCTATTAACATACAGTCAATCACAGGTTCAAATTTTCCATATACAATTTACGCTTGTGATGTCTATGGAAATCAATGTGCGTTAATCGCCACAATCGTAACATCTGTACCCCCTGACAATATTATTGTATTACCATCTCAATTTAATAGTGTAGCCGCTGTCGGTATTAAAGTTATTTATGGAGATGGTTGTGAAAGATTTGAAGTTGTACTTTGTAACTTATTACCTCCGGTACCAAAACAATTCCAAGATTATCAATATTTTGAATTTATGGATTTTGATATATACGATTTCCAATAACAAACTATTTATATTATAAAACAAAAAACCAATGAGATTAACAGATAGAAATTTTCCACCTTACATATCACCAGACGCATTAGTTCACATTGTATTAACAGGTGATACGACAGATAGCCCTCAAGGTTCATCCTTTAAAGCTACGATTGGTTCATTAGATAATGCCGTAATCATAACAGGAACCGGAATTAATTCGTCAGTTAGAAAATCAGTAGGGAATATTGCATCAGGCAATTATTCAGCTGTTTTAGGTGGACAAAATAATTCAGGGACAACATACTTTTCAACCGTAGTTGGGGGATTTTGTAATATATCATCAGGTTACAACTCATTTATTGGTGGCGGTAAATACAATACCTCTTCTGATTATATTTCAACAATTGGTGGTGGTAAATGTAACATTGCCTCTGGTAATACATCAACAATTGGGGGTGGTAGTGGTAATTTTTCTTCTTATTGTCGTTCAACAGTTGGGGGAGGCTCATATAACACCGCTTCCGGTAAAGCATCAGTAGTTAGTGGTGGTCAATCTAACACTTCTTCCGGTTTTTATTCAACAATTGGTGGTGGTAGTGTTAACACAGCGAGTAGTATATCATCAACAGTTGGTGGGGGGCAATATAATATTGCTTGTGGTCAATTTTCTACAATTGGAGGAGGGGGAGGTTCATATTCATTAATTAGTAATAAAGCGTACGGTATTGGTTCTACAGTCGCAGGTGGGATGAGTAATCAGTCATTAGGTAATTATAGTACAATTGCCGGAGGTGCTAGTAATTTTAGTCTTTCCGGTACATCTACAATTGGAGGAGGGAGTAACAACTGTTCTACAAATTGTGGTTCCACAATTGGAGGGGGTGGTTTTAATACAAGTTCAGGATGTTACTCAACAATTGGTGGTGGAAATAGTAATTTATCAAACGGTAATTGTTCAACAGTTAGTGGTGGTCATTTTAACAAAATATGTCAATCTCAAAATTATAATAATAATTATTTTTGTTTAGGCGATGTTATTGGGGGAGGAAATTGTAACACCATAAATACAAATACTTATGTTGGTTATACTTGCACCGGTGGTAACACAATTGGTGGTGGTTACACAAATATTATAACACCATACCTTAACTTTAACACGATTGGTGGTGGTCAAAAAAATAAATCTTACGGTAATAGTTCAACAATTGCCGGTGGACAGGAAAATATAACTTCCTTTGGTTGTTCAACAATTGGTGGGGGAATTTTAAATGTTGCAACAGGAAATACATCAACTATTGCGGGTGGTTGTGGAAACCAAGCAATAAATAGTTTCTCAACAATTGGTGGTGGTACAAATAATATATCATGTTTTCAATCATTTGTTGGTGGAGGTAGATGTAATAAATCTTTAGGTAGTTATTCCACAATATCAGGAGGTCAAAATAATTGTAATGTTCTCAGCCATTCTGTTATTGGTGGAGGATTTAATAATAAAATAACTTGTACATATTCAACAATTGCTGGTGGTAGAAATAATTGTGTATGCGGAACAGATTCTTCAATAGTTGGTGGTTCCGGTAATAGCATCAATAGTAATGTATTGAATCCATTTAGGTCAGTAATTGCCGGTGGTGTGAATAATAAATTATGTCAATCATACGGGTTTATTGGAGGTGGTAGAGGCAATCAAATATCAGGTACAACTGGTATTGGTGAAGATTCTGTTATTGTCGGTGGATTCTATAATAAAACATATGGTGTTAGAGCAGCAATCTTAGGGGGAGCACTTAACTGTTTAGGTTCAAACACTTATGGTAGTGGTCTTGTAAGTGGTAATAATAATAGAATTTCTGTACCATTTGGTATAATTGGTGGAGGACAAGTTAATGTAATATGTGGTGACCACTCAATTATTGGTGGTGGTGCGTTAAACTTTATTGGTAATTCATCAGTAACAAACTCATATTACGCAAATAATTGTTCAATAACTTTATATGGTAATCAGACATCGTCATTTAATGTTAACGACCTTTTACTAACATGGGATTTTAGTTGTTCAAGAAATGTTGTTATAACTGCATCTACGTATTCGGGCGGATATACTTATTTGGATGTTAGTGGGTCAACAATATTTGTAAATCCATTCACATCGTCCGCTCCAATAATTAGAAATTTAACAGATAGTTTACCAGGATTCCAAAATAGTTTTATTGGTGGTGGTTACGCAAATACCGTATCCGGAATTACAGGGTTTATAGGTGGAGGAGGTTATAATAAAGTCTCAGGAAATGGAGGAGTTATTGGTGGTGGTCGTTGTAATATATCAAGTGGTAATCAATCATCGATAACCGGAGGATATGATAACAAATCTATTGGGTGTCAATCATCAATCGTTGGTGGTGGTCGTAATTGCTCTATTGGACATTGTTCCTTTATTGGAGCTGGTTCATTCAACACCACATGTAATTATCATTCAACACTTACCGGTGGTAAGTGCAATATATCATCAGGTAATTATTCATTTATTGGTGGTGGTTCTGGAAATACCGTTTCCGGTGGTGTGTCATTTATTGGTGGGGGTCAATTTAATAGCGTACAAGGAATTAAATCAACAATTGGTGGAGGATGTAATAATATAATCTTTACATCCGGTTCAACTATAGGTGGTGGTATTACTAACACAATTTGGTCGCCTAATTCAACAATTACCGGTGGTCTTTCAAATATTATTTGTGCTGCCGCTAGTGATTCCTTTATCGGTGGTGGTGGTTGTAACATTGCATATAGTGGTAACTCAACAATTAGCGGAGGTTTTCAGAACAAAACATGTAATTGGGTTGCAACAATTGGTGGAGGTTTTAAAAACACTGCGTCAGGTGGTTGTTCAACAATTGGAGGTGGTTATAATAACTGCTCAATTGGTGCTTGTTCATTTGTTGGGGGAGGTAGTCAACACAGTGTCGCAGGGTGTGGTTCATCAATAGTTGGTGGTTCACTTAATATAATTTCGGGGAACTGTTCAACAATTGGCGGAGGAAATGGAAATATAATTTGCAGCAACATGTCAACAATTGGTGGTGGTTGTCAAAATACAACTTGTGTAAGGTTTTCATTTATAGGAGGTGGTTATAAAAACTGTATAATTTGTCAAACAGCGTATGGATACTCAACAATTGTAGGTGGATGGACAAATAGAACTCACGGTGAATCTAACTTTATTGGTGGTGGTCAATTCAACTGCATTGGAACACCTGCGTTATCAGGTTCATCATTCTTATCTGTAATTGTTGGTGGAAATACAAATGGTGTATGTGATACAGCTTCTTTTATTGGTGGTGGTGATGGAAATGTCGTATTTAGCGGTTCTTCGGCAATAGTTGGTGGAGCCAGTAATATTTCATGTGCTGAACATTCTTTTATTGGAGGTGGGTGTGCAAACACTGTCACAGGTTGTTATTCATCAATTCTTGGTGGAGCCTATGGATGTGCACCTCGTTTTGGACAAAGGTCATTTGCTTCAGGTACTTGGGCTGGCGCTGGTTCAAGAGGTGCGTCACAACAAATTGATTTAGTAGGTAGAAATAAAACAACAAGTGGAAGTGCTGTCAACATATTTTTAGATGGGGCAAGTCAACGTATATCCGTAATTGCAGGAACTGCAATGTTTGTTACAATAAATATTGGTGGTATTAAATCAGATGGTTCTGCAGGAGCTCACTATATAAGAAAAGTCGCAATTAAAAATGTAGGTGGTGCAACTTCTTTAATTGGTGCGAGTCCGGTATCAGTTATTGGAACTGATGTGGAAGATAACGCATCTTATGACGTTGCAATTAGTGCTGACAATACTAACGATGCTTTAGATATACAAGTCACAGGAGCTGTTGGTGAAACTTTAAGATGGACTGTCCATATTGAAGGTGTAGAAATAGTTTACGGAATATAAAATTATTCCGTTTTTTTACCTAAACCCTCATATATCCTTAAAAGTTTTAAAGATTCATTGTAGTTTTTTTCTAATCTATCTAATTCTTTTTCGTTGACACCTTTTTCACATGCGTCCTCGTAAATTTTTTTAGATTCAGTTACCAAATTCGATATTGTTCTAATCAGTTTCATATTATATAAATATCATCATCTTTACCATTTATTACATTTGATTGTCATTTATATTTAATTAAAAACGTTTTATATAATATGATTTTTGTTACAGCACAACCTGATGTACCTTATTTCCATTGGCAAATAATGGTGTATATACACAACTTTATTGAACATGGTGTTCCTCCAAATCAAATCCACGTATTACTTGGAATAATAAATGAAGATGGTAAACCAACTGAAGAATCTTTAAAATTAAAAGATTCCGGAGTTAACGTACATTATTATATCGATAATAGACCTCAAAAACATTACATCCCAACAGTTAAACCCTTTTTAATTTCAAAATGGTTAAAAGATTTTCCTGAACATGGTAAATGTTTCTTCTTACATGACTCTGACATTATATTCAGAAAATTACCAAATTTTGATAGTTTATTAAATGATGATATTACATATTTATCCGACACAATAGGATATATTGGTTATAGATATATTATGGATTGTTGTGAACGTTATGAAAATGCTCACCCAACATCAGGTAAAGGTCAATTATTAGAAGAAATGACCGATGTTGTTGGCGTTTCAGTTGAGTGTATTGAATGTAATCAAGAAAATTCGGGAGGTGGTCAATACTTAATTAAAAACACCGATTGGTTATTATGGGAAAAAATATACGCAGATTGCGTTCCACTGTATGACCAAATGTTAGACTATCAAAAAAGATTTCCAATTAGTCCAGGCGAAATTCAATTTTGGACCGCCGAGATGTGGTCACTATTATGGAATTTGTGGTTACATGGAATTGAGACAAAAATAACCCCTGAATTTGATTTTTCATGGGCAACAGATTCAATAAAAATATATGAAGATAAACCTATTCTTCACATGGCAGGAGTAACAGATAATCAAAAACAAGATAAATTTTATAAAGGAGATTTTATTAATCTTAACCCATTAGACAAATTAAAAGAGAATATTAATTTTTTCGATTATGTCAGTTCTCAGAGTTCAACAAAAAAATATGTAGAAGTTATGAAATCTTTGGTGAAAAAACAAATAAAGGATTATTTATAGTATAACAGAAACAAATTATAATGATATATTATTTTCAAACATGTTGTGTCAAATTTAACGAATCCGACAATTATTTCGGAGTAAATGACATTACATTAATATTACCTATTTTAGGGGAAGTTTATTCTATTGAAACCCTTTCATTTAGTGGGTGCGCTTATTTAATATCAGGACCAATCCCATCAGGGTCGTTAATTTACGCAGGGAATAAAACTATCTCAACATTATATAACGATTGTCAAGATTGTTTGGATAACGCTTATGGTTGTTTTCCTCCTCCTCCTCCACAGCCAGCAATTAGTTATATTCAATCCAATGAATGTGATGTAATTACATTATTTCCAATGACTGTTGAATGTGATGTTATTAATCCTTCAACTGCAGGTAGTCGTGATGGTAGAGCATCTATATCTATAACAGGAGGAACACCTCCATATACAGTTACTTGGGGTGATGGTAGTATTTCACCTGCTATCATGGATTTACAATCGGGTTCATATCCAGCAACTATTGTTGATTATTATGGTGATTTTACCGCCAATACAATATGCGTATTAACAGGACCAACCGCAACACCAACACCTACATTAACCAAAACCCCAACACTAACACCAACACCAACACTAACGGTTACACCAACATTAACTAGAACTCCAACACTAACACCTACATTAACTACAACACCTACGGTTACACCTACATTAACACCTACATTAACATCAGGAATACCACCAACACCAACAATTACCCAAACTATAACACCTACATTGACTATAACACCTACATTAACCAAAACACCAACACCTACCCCAACACCAACAATAACAATAACACCAGAAGTACCATCATACAACGAAACATTCACAATGATTGCAAGAAGTTTGAATAGTTTTGCCCCTGTTAGTGGTTTTGAATTTAGAATTGACGCATCACTGCCATTTAGAATTGTTTGGGGTGATGGTAATACAGATAATTACCCTTCAGGTATTAATTATATATCACACATATATTCAACACCTTATACTGGAAATATATTAATTCAAACATCAAATTTAACATCTATAACCCAAATTATACCTAAAAATGTTAACCCTCAAATAAATGAGAATAGTGTTAGATATTTAGAAATTGAAACTTCTCAATTAAATCTTTTAGATGGGTTAGTTGGAATGGGTGACGGTAATGGACTAAATTATTTTTTATCAGGTGATATAAGTTTATTACCGACAACATTATTATCATTAATTTCACGGTGGTCTAATTGTTCAGGTAATATTGCAAATTTACCACCTAATATACAATATTTTCATATTAATTTGTTCTTTAATAATTATCCAAACCAATTAAATACTATTTCAGGAAATGTTTCTAATTTACCAACAACATTAAAAACTATTATTTTAGGTGGTATAAATACCATAACAGGTAATATAAATAATATTCCTTGCCCATCACTTGAAAAAATTATGATTGCTGGTTCAAACACTATTACCGGTGATATATCATTAATGTCGACACCTAATTTAGATACCATAAATATATATGGTAATAACACAATATTTGGTGATTTAGGCGGATTATCAAATAGTGTTATGGATATAAGATTGGCTGGTGGAAATACTGTTACTGGTGATATATCAACATTACCAACAAGTTTATCACACATTTATGTTGAAGGTACTAATACTCTTTATGGTAATATTAACACATTAAACTATTCAATATTATCAACTTTACAAATTTATGGAAATAATAATATTACTGGTAATATTAGTTCATTAAATTTAAAACTAGGAGCGATTTTTGAGTTAAAGGGTAACAATACATTAACTGGTAATATTGGTAGTATAGGTAGTACTTATAACTATAACCAACTAGCTATATACGGTAACAACACAATTTATGGTAATATTCAAGATTTACCTTCTAATTCAAAAAATGTTAGAATACAAGGTAATAACGTCATTTCAGGTGATTTATCATTAGTTCATTTAAATATCCAATATTTATATATATACGGTAACAACACAATATCAGTATTCTCAAATAGTACAAGAATTTTTACAGATTTAAGAATAATTGAAATAGTGGGAAGCGGCTTTAATAGTACTAATGTTGATAAATTATTAACAAGTTATGCTAATTCAACTTGGGTTAGTAGTAAATTATTAAAAATAAAAGGCACATCATCACCTAAATACACAAACACTTCATCATACAACACACTTCAAACAACAAAAGGAGTGGGAATAACAATATCATAAAATGGAATATAATTTTTGTCTAAATATTAGTATTAATAACTTACAAATTCATTTTAACCCAAATGGATTAGATGTTAATGGATATAATCAATGGGTATCTGATGATTACACATATTCAATTAATTGGGACACCTCATTAAGTAGATGGAAATTGAATGGTGGTAATCTAACTTATTTGGTGTTTTCTTCTTTACCATCTTCTGTACCCCCTCTTAACTCTTGGTATGTATTAGGTGCTAACGGAACTGTTTATGCTAACGAAGGTGTTTGTAATCCATTAGGTATTAATTCATTAACCTATAGTGTTAATCAACCAATATGTTCATGTGATGGTAATTTAATGGTAACTGTTTCAGGTGGTTACCCACCATATCAATATTCAATTGATAATGGTGTTACGTATTATAATTCACCAATGTTTAGTCAATTATGTTCAGGAATTTATAGCGTTAAAGTTATTGATGTAAGTGGAAACACTAATAGTGATAATGTAACATTAAATGAACCTACACCACCAACAGTTTATAGTGTAAAATTAACAACAACATCAACAAATCCGGTTAATAATAATACAACGTTGACTAATCAATATACAACAACGGTTAGTGTATCACCTGAATTACCAAGTGGTACTGTAATCAATTTTAACATATCACACAATAACAAATTTTACTATTCTCCAAGTGGTATAACTGCAAGTTTGGTTACTAGTAGTGCCTTATATAAAAATGATAATTTAATACTAACCACATCAAACGGTACTGTAACATCAGATGCAAATTTTAATACAATTCAAGGATGTCAAAACTTAATAAAGTATTTAGATTTCTATACCGAAACTTGGAACTCATTAACCTTTACAAATTCAGATTCAATTGTTATTAACACGGTTACAACAATAACTAACAATGGACCATTAACACCTTGTACGTATACATTAAGTGAGGACTTATATAATATATACAACGCAACTATAAGTGGTTGTGGATGTTGTGTAGTAGAAATTATTAACGTTAATCAAAAATAAAAAAAAATAAGAATATTTATATCACATGGGATACATATTAAAAAATACACAAGGTTTACTTAGTACAAGACTAACTGATACCGGAAGACAAAAATTATCACAGGGTAGTTTTAATATCTCTTATTTTCAAGTAGGAGATAGTGAGGTTTCTTACAATACATTAACAGGAACGTCATACAACCAATTTACCACAAAAATTCTTGAACCAGCCTTTAACGCTCAAAATTCGACAGGAGCACCTGAATATAACAAACAAAACGTTAAATACCCATACTATATTGATGGAATAACAGGTAACACTTATGGAATCCCATACATGGCGTCTATCCCTCAATCGGTATATAATAGAGCCGCAATGAGAGGATTTTTCACCGGAGACACAACCGCAACAACTTTCACATGGAGCGCATTAACAAATAGCCAATATACAATTAATTCTAACTATCTCGTAGATATGTCTACATTAACGGGTGGTAGTGTTATTCAATTAGTATATTCAGGGTGTAATTCAAATATTGTAAGATTACCATCTATTGGTGACTTTGTTACAATATATTATGATGGTCAAGGAGAATACAATTGTTATTGTGAACCAGGATTAACACCTACCCCAACCTATACCCCAACATCAACTTACCAAGTCACTAATACACCAACACCAACTCCAACACCAACATATACAGGATGTGAAACACCAACTCCAACACCAACCCCAACAATAAGTTGTTCTACAACACCTGTACCTACCCCAACACCACCAAATTGTGAGATGTCAATGAGTAGTTGTTATTCAATCTTAACTTATAAAATTGTAGATATTTGTAACGGTAACTATACATTAGATAGACCTACACCTGATTTTTCAAACTTTTCAAGTGGATGTTTTGCCAGAGTATTAGTATATCCGCCAAACATGACAACATTATATGACAGTATCACACCTAACTCACATTGGAATCAAAATGTTATTAATTTTGAATCTTTATGTAGTACAGATGAATCAGATGTTAAAATTTGGAATATGAACATTCCCTGGTCTGAAGACCCTGCCGGTTTATATAATTCAACATATAAAGGTTATCCTTACTTTGGTTCGGCGTCTTATATGGGTAGTAAAGAATACTTTGGATATATGTCCGATAGTGGTCAAACAGATACTGGAGTTGTTTATTACTATAACTCATTTGACGAGACAGTAGTTGTTCAACCTAGTGAACAAAAATCTATAGCAATTATTCATTATACTAATCAAGCGATTGATTTCTTTTATGGTGAAAAATTCGCCTTTGAACCTTACGACCCGGCAAACCCTTCTGATACAACAGGAGAAGCCCGCAATTTTAGATTACACTTGCCGTGGTTAATGTGGCATAAAAATCCAAATTGTTGTAAAGGTCAAACATTTTGGGTTGACCCACCAGGATTTGATGAATATCTATTATTCCAACCATATTACATTGAGTCAACTAAAAATAGTGATATGAATACTCCCGGTATTAGATATTACCAACTATGGGACACTAATGCGAATGATAATGGATTACCAAGTAGAATCGGTAAAGTATTCCCTGATTCACAAATTATTGTAATTGATGATGAAGAAATTATTGCCGCTATGTCTTACAAGTCAAATCGTAATTGGACATTACCGGCACCTAAGGTTTCATTAACAACACCAAATACTTGTGTGGTTGAAAATAATCAACCTGTTGTAAAAGGTATTTTAAGTGCTAACACTGAATATATGTACGTTACTTACAGATTTAGTAATACCGATATTTTTACAAATTCATTACACTGTAATTATTATACTAAAATTCAAGGACCTAACATTGATTGTGGTTCAGTTGCGTCACAAAACGTTTCCATTAGATTTGGTGCGGAATTCCCTTGTTTAAATCAACCTGTTGTTATCCCAACAACTACAACAACAACTACAACAACCACAACATTATGTCCATCATGTGATATAATAACAGGGTTCTACGCAGACACATTACAAATTATTTGTCAAAAAGTTATTGGTACAAGTAGACCTGACCCAGCTGAATGGAAAATTATTGATTTTACCTCACAGATAAGCGCAACAACAATTAATGGATATCTAACCGTAGATAGTTTAACAGGAACCACATTTACAATCACTGAAGAAAACTACGCAGCCGCTGACGATTATGATTTAAACGATTTTATTCCATTAGTACCTAACGGAACAACAACACCTTCATTAAATTTTGGAGATGAATATTATTTCTATGGTTCATTAGAAACCGATATCCAAGCAACCATTTATGAAATGAAATATAAAATAAATCTTGGACAAGCCGAGTTTCAATCAACCTCAAACCCTACATGGACTAAGGGGACAAATTCATATATTACAGAAATTGGTCTTTACGATTCTGATATGAACCTTATGATTGTATCAAAGCTACAATCCCCTGTATTAAGACAAGGTATTCAACAGTTTTTAGTTAAATTTGATTTCTAATAAAATATGAAAAAAACACTTAAAGAAAGTCCTAAAGTATTAGGACTTGATGTTTCAACTAAAACTATTGGTTGGGCATTATTTGATATACAAAGTAGAGAATTACTCGAATTAACACATATATCTCCCGTACCAAAACCAAAAGAAGAAAACAAAATAAAAGAGTTACTTCTAAAAGGAGAAATTTTCAGAAGTAAACTTTTAGAATACAAAGATATGGGTATCACTAAAGTAATTATCGAGGAACCTTTATTAAACTCAAACAATGTTTATACAGTTCAAACGTTATTAAGATTCAACACTTTAATTACAAAAGAAATATATGACGTTTTAGGTGTAGTACCTGATTTCATATCAACATACAATTCTCGTAAGTTCGCCTTTCCGGAATTAACTCAATTAAATGATAAAGGTAAATACGTACTATTTGGAGGTCTTCCTAAAGACATTGATAAGAAAATGATTATATGGGACCTAATTGCAAAAAGAGAACCTCAAATCACTTGGTTATACACAAGAAACAATACCCTTAAAAAAGAAAACTTTGACCAAACAGATGCTTATTGTTGTGTTATAGGTCATATGAAACAAGAAAAAATATGGTAAAATAAAAAACCCCTCTTAACGGAGGGGTTTTTTATTATTGACATACTCCTGAATTTACATGAATTTCTAATGTTGATGTTGCTGCAACAGTAACATTATAAAATTGAACTTGATAATAACCGGGAGTTGTAATTGGGGCGATTTCACTCGCATAAAGTGAAGCATCCACATATAATAAAACACATTGTGAGTTTGCCACACTAGATAAGAGTGTCACAGTTAAATTTTGATTAACTAACCCTAATTGAGCACCCAATAAAGGATTTGACACAGTTACTGGGAAACTATATGAACTATCATATAGATAAAACGTCTGTGGTTGGATATTTGTAACTTGAGATTCTTCTTTTTGAATACTAACAAGGAAATTTCTTGGTTTTTCAATATTAATATCACTCTCACATTCTAGACAACAATCTTCAGATGAATAAATTGTATTACTAATTGTTGTGAAATAATTAGTATTATAAATCTGAACATTTAATTGAGGTGGTAATGTTGGTTCTCCATTATAAATATTTTTTAATTTCCAACACGATACATCACCTCTAACGTCAGTAGAACTAAATCCATCACCAATTAATAAATTAGGTAATACTAATATAGGTTGTAATATATAATATGGCTCACCATCCTCTCCAAGAATACACGATGCGTATAAATACCACAATGGTAATGGTGTTGGTGTAACCGTTGGTGTAACAGTTATTGTTGGCGTAACAGTTATTGTTGGTGTAACAGTTGGGGTTGATGTAGGGGTTGGTGTTAATGTTAATGTTGGAGTTATAGTTGGCGTTACAGTTATTGTTGGTGTTGGAGGTAATCCAGGTGTCCACGTCGGGGTTAATGTTGGTGTAACAGTTAATGTTGGTGTCACAGTTAATGTTGGAGTTATAGTTAAAGTTGGTGTTATAGTTATTGTTGGTGTTGGTGTAGGAGCTAAACCACAATATTGACATGAGATATTATACTCAATAAACACATTAACATTAACATCTGTTGCTACCAAATATTGTTCTTCACATTTTGCAATTATTTGAATCCCATTATTTAATGGGTCAATATTAACTTGAGCAACTTGGTCAAAACTTTCTAATAAAGCAACTAAAGCGTTAAAATATTCTTCATCAGTTGGATAATGGTTTAAAGCATAACTTGTATAAAATTCTGAAGTTTCTGTTACACTACCAATAGTTGCAACAATATTAAAGATTGCTTGATTAAGTAAACAATTAGTATAACCGGAAGTTAAATCATAATAACCCTCATTTAACATTTCTTTTGGACCTTTTTTAACTAATTCGTTAATATTTTCAAAATCACTATTACAAATATTAAACGTTTGAAATGATGATATTGAATCAAATCCATCAATTATCACTTGTCTAATTTTAACACATCCATCACTATCTGTCACTTGTAAACTATAAGTTCCAGCACTTAAGCTATTTAAATAATACCCTGTCTGCCCATTTACATTATTACTCCATAATAAAGTAAAAGGTGGTGCACCATTTGTAATATATGCAGATACCGTACCATCATTACCATTATTGGCATCAGTACTAGATAATAAAAAATCAACATTTTCAGAGGTATCAATTACAAAATTAATAATTTGTGCACAACCCGGAACCGCATCATCAATTTCTGCTGCGTACACACCTGAAAATAAATTATTAAATGTCGTTGCACTAGTTTGAATTATTTGTAATTCACTACCAATATTAACGGTATAAGGTGGTGTACCACCTGAAATACTAATCTCCACTGAACCATTTTGTAAATCACAAGTTGTACCTGTTGTACTCGCACTTAAAGTAAAAGGTGACGTAGATACTATTGTATATGAATTAGTATATACACAAGCACCATTATCAGATATTGTTAAATCGTAAGTATCAGCCGCCAAATTAGTAAATTGCCAAACAGAAGAATTAGTTACTTGTGTTTGAGTGTCTCCATTTGAATTTACTAGTGTATATGTGTAAGGAGATTGACCACCTAATAGAGTCATTTTTATTTTTCCATTATTTCCACAATCCGCATTAATTGTGTCAATAGTAATAATTGAAAACCCATTTGGCGTTAAGACCGATATTGACCCAACAACAGAACATAAAGCAGCATCAGTCACTTTTATAGAAAATAATCCTGAACCAATATTTTGAAAAGTTTGTGAAGAACTAAATGAAACATTAATTTGACCTGTAGACGCAGAATAATAATATGGTCCTGTCCCTCCTGATATAGTTACCGTAACTTCACCATCAGATGAAAAACAAGACGGTGGTACGCTCGTTAAAATTGCCGCAACACCTAATGCCGGTACCAACCCTACTGTCGCACTTTGAGATAACGTACAATTAGTACTATCGGTTATAGTTACACTATACGTACCATTTGTTAACCCTGTAATAAAGTCAGTTGTTTCGTTATTTGACCATAAATAAGTAAACGGTGGGTTACCTGTTAAACCCGTCACATATATTTTACCAGATTCAACGCTATTACACCCCGAATCTTCAACAACATAAAAACCCCAAGTAAGAGATGATGACGATTTTATAATAATAGTTTCTGACATTCCTGTACAACCTCCACCATCATCGGCAACAACATAATAAATACCTGGCGATAACGCCGGTGGGGTTGTGAATGTATTATAACCCGTTGTAGCAGATGTTACAAACCCTGTTAATGTATTATATAAATAAAAATCAGCAGAACCATAGAAACTACTTGTTTGAGCCGTCAACGCCCCATTATTAAAACTACAGGTAGTATTTTGTTGACCTATAATACTTACACATGTACCACTAGAAATATTAACATTTACCGGTAAGACATTTTGAGATGGTGATGAACAAGAATCGATAACATTAAAGGTATATGTACCCGCAGATAATGTTGTTGCGGTATATCCTGTCACACCAGAACCTAACGCTATTGTCCCTAAAGCGGGACTTATCCATTGTATAGTATAATCCGGAGCAGTACCGTAGATATCTACACTAAAAACCCCTGAGTTTGTATTTGAACAATCTCCCGTTATACTTAAATTTACACTTAAACTACAAGCCATTAATTACATAAAATTTCAAAATTTATTCCAACATTCAATTTAAAATTGATTCCCGAATCATTTACAGAACAAATTGAACTATAAACCATAACATTAGTATCATTTAAAATATACTCAAAACCATACAAATCTAAACCATTTAAAGCGGGTATCAACGCCTCGTTCCATTGTTCTGTTGTTGGTGAACTCAAACCTGTATTAAGATAACCAATACCACTAAAAAATTCATATTGAACAATGTTAACATCATCAAGACTTAACACTACATACCAAGTACTAATTAAAGTATTTTGTAAACAATCATTTAATTCATAACCTTGTGATGTTAAATAATTCCCTAACAAATAACCTAACACTGATTCAAATGATTGTAATTGTGGGTTACTTTGCCATGGATAAATAGAACATTGAACTGATTGAACATAACAATCATAAGTGAAAAGATTACTAGTCATTGAACATGGGTTACATGGTACCGGAATTAATTGACAACCTTCTTGTCTTCTCCAAACAAATTTTTGTCTGTGAAATATTGAATTCTCATATTTAACACCTGTATTCCAAATAGTACTTGCTGGAATCATTTGTTCCACAAGTCTTACCCAATAATCACCCATTCCGTCAACATATTCAATCATTTTACTATAATTGAAACTACCGTCAGGTACCCCCGCTAATTTCTGAGCATCTAAATATTTCCAATAAATCGACTGAAGAGTTGGATATCCCATAGTCTTACCATCAGTTGAAAATTGTCTATTTCTAACATTAATCATGTTTTTCCAAAATGTTTGAGCAAACTCAAAAAATGTTTTACGTTTTGGTTGTGGATTTATTTCAGTCCAATCCACACCACCTCTCATCGGATAATTTGATATTGGATTTGGGTCACAATAAGTTGGTTGAACATAATTTAAACCCTCATTAGGGATTGGGAAATTATATTCTCTTGACATAACCCACACATCATAGGATAAACCTTGAGCCGGGTTTAAAAATAAATCGGTGTTTTTGGCATTAAGTACTAACGCATCGTTTGTTGTGTAATATCTCGCATTGTACCCCCCATCTAAATTTGAACGTAACCCAACTTCGGTATCAACCCAACTTTTATTATTATCAATAGTTTGTGTTAAGTTATACCCTAAATTCATAAAAGGGAACTGAGCAAACCTATCAAAATATTCTTGACCATAAGTATATGGTGTCAAAACTGTTTGGTAATTAGGATTTGCACCTGTAAACACACTATTAGTATAACTGACTTCTTCCGGTGCTCGATGTTTTGGTGTCTGTTCAAACCATCCACTACCTTTTTCAAAAAAATAATCATCAGTATTAACAGGGGCTTTAGGGAACCCTAAATCATCCATCGGATATTCATCTTTAGTTATGTTCACATCTTGAATTACTGTTGTCGTAGTAAATCCTGTATACGTATCTTGTCTAAACTTATATGTGTTACCAGCCTCTAATGTCGGTAATTCTTGAACATAAGTACCACCTGATATTTGAGCAAATTGACTATTAAATTGATTAACATTAATTCTTTGGTCAGCCAAATAAATATACTCGTTAAATTCAACTAAAGCATCGGGAGCACCAATTAAAGCCATTAAAGTCTCTATTGATTTTCTAGTCCCCTTTGATTTAAACAAATAAGCCGAGTTTAATATTAAATTTCTATAGTATTGATAATTTAATTCATCAGGAGTAGTAGCGTCTGAAACACCAGGGTATTGAGATTTATCAGTATTTGTTTGACCAAAAACTGAACTTAAAAAATCATCGGTAGATACCGGAGACATATTTGTTTGCCAACCTAATGTTTGAGATAAATTTTTAAGTAACTGAGATGGTATATCATCACCCGGATTATAATGAACCGAATTCATAAACGCCAACGCACTTATAAATTTATTAGTTTCGTCAAAACTTCTACCATAAATTTGTAGAACTTTTTCCATTTTTTGACCTAACGTATCAAATTCTTGGAATGCCCCCGTAACTAAAAATCTTGAAATAATATTTGTTTTATAACCATCTAGTGATACACCAATATCATTTAATTGAATTAGATAATTAGTGAAAGCCTTTGTTACAATATCTAAATTCCAAGACCCATTTAATGGAAATGTAATAAACTCTTGTGAAGAAAAATAGGTCCCGTCATCAGCCTCTCTCGGGACATTAAAACTTGCCGTATACTTTGGTGTAACATTCCTATTTAATAAGAAATTCTCAACTTCATCTAAATCTTCATTAAAAACTCTATTAACTTGATAATCATTTGGTCGAATAACTAAATCATCAAACGTAAATGTTTGATTTGGAAAAGGGTCACCACTAACAGTAACATTTAAAGTTCCTGATGTAATAGACGTTGTTGGAATAATTGCCGTTACATCATAACCAATACCTTTATAGTATAAACTATAATAAGCATACTGAACTGTCATATCTCTAAGCGCCGATACTTGAATCTCTTTTAATGCAAGATTTCTAGTTGAATTAATTGTAAAATCAATCGCAAATGGGTTTCTTAATCTAGAAACATCTAAATCAAAACTAGTTATATTATCAATTTGATTATAACTAATATTCGTTGCCGTCTCACCCTTAACATAATTTTCCCCCATTATCGTCGCCTCAAGAGCCGCAGGGAATTTGGATATAATTGTTTCAACAGAAGTTGAAAGTCTTTTAACTAATGAACCATATTGAGTAAAATTTGTAATTTGACTCAAATCAAAATTAGGGTAAACTTTAAAGTTATTTTCAAAAATTGCTCTTGATTGGAAAGTACTTTCTAAACCTAATCCTTCTAAACTAATTGGTTCCGAAAATGTTCCGGTATTAAAAGTTCTATTAGTCTTTTCATTAAAAGATGTCGCAAATTCAAAATTACCCTGTGTTAAACCACCCCCCGTAACTAGTTGGAAACCAACTAAGTCATCAGAGAATGAACTTGCACCGGAAGCACCTTGTGGTGGACATGTAAATTTTTGTAACGCCATTATTCAGTTATGTTTGTAAAGTTTTTACTAAAATCAATATTATCTCCTCTATTTTGTCTAACTTCGTATAACAATGTATTAAATTGGTCTCTAATTTCGTATAGATTATATTGTTGGTAAATGTTGTTATTTGTATCATAAATCGTGTAAATACCATCATCCATAGATTTAGTCTGATTACCATAAAGAGCAATAGCCAATGTTGAGAAATCTTGGTCTGCAATCTCGATATCAAGAGTGATAGGATTAAAGAAGGTATTAGACATTATAATATTTTGATTTGGCTGTCCAATATATGGTGTCGCATTTGGTTTGTTTGTCGGAGATGACGACGGAGAAACTGTACAAAAGATTATATTTGTATTATTGTCTGTATATCTATATCTTATTGCTTTTTGTGATGTATTTGTCAAATTTTGAACAACTGGTTCACAAAAGAATGATGATGTAACAATTCTAAAGAAATTAGGTATTTTTGTTCCATCAGAGTTTAAATACTCAATTCTAAAACCAACTAAACCTTGATTAACAAATTTATTTCTAAATTGACTTGGGACATCGTTCAAATCAATTATAATTCCTTTTACGTTAGGTAATGATGATAACACACCACAATCTAAAATACTCGTTCTAATCTCCGCTGGTCTAATATATAAGGTGTAGATACCCAATTGGTTAAATTGTTCTGCAGGCAGTCTTAAATTGTATAACCCACCTAATATTTCTACATTAGGGTTTGGACTTGAACTCGTTTGTTGATTATTAAAATAAGGTCTTAATATTGATACAGCATCTAATTTTGTTAATACAAAATTATCTGTTTCATCTCTTGATGGTGTATAATTAAGAATGATGTCCACATCTTCTGGTGATACATCTGCGGGTCTTATTGTACCATAGGTGCCAGTACTCATATAATTTCTTTTTTTATAATTTTATTTTTTCTTTTATCAACAACAATAATTTCAACAGGTAAAACATTTTCATTGACCCATTTTATTTTCATTAATTGATTAGTTTCTATTAGATTAGTAAAACGACTTTTTTCAACACCAATTAAAATATTATAAGTGTAATCAGATTTAATTTCTATTAATTTATTACCATATGAAAAATCAGGATAATAAACACCATAAGGTGTTATAATAGGTTCACAATTTTTGGGATATAAAATATTTTCATTGATTAATTTTTCAATGTAAAATTTTTCATAAGTACCCTGACATTTAATACCGTCAACATTAAAAATTTTACAAACACCACCGGTTTGTTTTCTATTACCACTTTTACTCAATTTTTGTTGAGCAATTTTCATATTATTTTTAGTTTTTTGAGGTAATTTTTTACCTTTTCTATATTCAGAATTGGCTTCACTTTTACTTCTTCTATAATTAACTGTCCCAAGATATTTATTAATAAATGATTCTGTAAGATTTAGAGTATCACCAATTTCTTTACAATTTTTTTTCTCAATTATATATAAATTTTTAATTATTTTTTTTTGTTCATTAGTTAATATAATTTTTTTTCCATTACTATAACCTTTTTTCAATAACCCTTCCTGCTTTAATATCTTAATAATAGGTGTTTTACTAACATCAAAAATTTTCCCAATGTGTGAGCAACTTAAACTATTAGAATAAAATTCTTTAATTTTTCCAATATCTTTTAATGTAAAAACAATTTGTTTCATATTGATAAATATCAATTTTATATTTTTAATCTACTTTTATTATATTAAAAAACTTATACCCATATTTTTCAAGGTCTCCCAAATTATCAACTTCACCTAATCGTTCCATCGATTCTAATCCAGAAACTTTCCCCCGTTCAATGAACACATTAGATTGAACTTCTGGCTCATCAATTACATTTAATAATGCTTCATTTTTTACAATTGGTTCACATACCGTATCTATTGGTGTAACACCACTAACAACAAATAGAGTCGTACCATCATTATAATCATAATAATCAACACCATTAATTGTATATCCGGTATATAATTGATTACCATTTGCACTTCCGCCCCAATATGTACCGACAACACCTGTCGTACCTGTCACTTGGACACCTATTTTATAATTACCATTATCTAAAGTAGATTTATTACCATAAACCTTTAAATCAGACACCGATGATTGTGTATATCCTGTTACAACTAATGGGACAGTTAAATAAGGGTTAACACCACTTTGATATGTTTGACAACTAGCATCTCCACTATAAATAAAATCATAACAAACTGAAGTTGCCGACCAATTACCACCCATAGGTGTAAAACAAGTCCTTCCTTTTGGGTCTAATATTGTCACATTAGTAAATGGTACATATATTGTTTTCTTCACCACATTGGAACCCCACGGACTCATGCCTGACATACTAATAGTAAACCCACTAGAAGGACTTGGCGGATAAGTATGTGAATAAAAACTAGGACTAGTAGAAGTTATTATTTGTTTTGGGGAACCATCACCCCAATCAATTTCATAATTTGAAAATGATAAGTATTTTTTAAATTCAACGTCCGAAGTATTATAAAAATTATAAGTATATGGGTCGATTGTATTGGCTGAGAACAAAAAGTTAGTCATAACCTCTTGTTGTAATACCATTCCATCAAAAACTGAATAATATCCAACATCTACCGTATTTTCAGTAATTAATATTGGAATCGTTAAACCTGTTAATAATGATGTACCAGGTTTGAGTGTTGCTTTTGAAATATTAGAAGTGTTTGTTCCTCCTGTTAATATTTGAGTCATTGACGAATATACATAAGCATTCCCATCAATATATTTGGTTACCTCACGAGTATAGATATCACAACAAAATGGTATTTTTTGTTCTTCAAGATACGGGTCTCCGATATAACTAATTTTAAAAACATCACCATTAATTACTTCAGGAGATATTCTTATACGATATGTGTTTGCACTCATTATGGATTAATATATTCATACCATTTTATGGAACTTGCCGTTCCAGCTCTAACATTTAAATCATCTAAAATCTCATACGTTTTATTAACGTAATCCAAATTTACTTTATAATAAAAATACTTCGACTCAAAATTAAAAACACTTGGAATCAATGGAGATGATTGCGGTACTTTCATCATTTTAACATAAACACCTAATCTTCCATCAAAAAATTTTGCACTCATGTAAAAAGTTGTTAAATTGTAAAATTTAACATTTTTTAACCAATAAATGAAAAACCCTTCTTTATCCCCAACAAAATCTAATTTATACGATGGCTTTTTAATTAAAACATCAGGTATATATGGAGATAAATTAGCCAATTCCGTAAACCCCTGTTGAACCGGTATAATTATTGTGAAATAATTGGTTTGAGATTTACCATCCATCGTATCATAAAAATCTAATTTGAAAAACGATTTGGTAAAAGGTTTTTCAAAATAGTAAATTTCAGTTTTAGTAAAACCTTCCGGTAAATAACTAGTCACCCAATCATTATTAGTCGCCGTTGTTACATTAGTAGGATTACCACTATAAAAATGAAAATCATATTTAACGTCAGTTTTTGTATCATTATCATATGGTGCGTGTGAAAACCTCAGTAATTCAAAATCTTCAGCAACACCTATTATCTCCTTTATGACATCCTCTTCATAAAGTTCAATACTATCTTCTTGACCATACATATCCCATTTAAGTTCAATCGGTAAAAGAATGTACTGTTCATCATTTGGGATTACAAATCTAAATTTATTACTCACAATCGTCTATTATTGGTTCTGCGGTTATGTTTTGTTCACTATAATTAGTTCCTTCCGGTATTATTCTAAAAATAATTGTCTCATTTGGATAATGAACACCATTTAAAAATGGATAATTAACTCCAACATTATCCGAATCTATATAACCATAACTATATAAATCTTTCCACAAGAAGGCATCTTTACTTGACGAGAAATACGAATAATTCGGAACATCAACAACATTTTTCTTATTACCTTCTTCAACATACGGAGAAAAAGACCTAATAGTTAAACCTTGATGAGGTTGATAATAATAACCATAAGGATTACCTGATGACATATTAAGTCCCGCAGGTTTTGGTGTTCCTATATTAAACACTTGTGGATTATATGTGATTTTATGGTACAATTTTGAAATAACTCTTTCAGTTTGTTCAAAATTATTCCATTCACAATAATCACCGTCTAACGTATCACCTTCTTTTAATGGTAAAACATATGTAAAATTAATTTTTTGACCAGCTGGCGATAACAAAACCCCCAATGGTGTTTGATAAGTACCTAAAGGAAAATTAGTGTTTGATTTTGAGTTATTATCACCCCACCAAACAGATGGTAGTTTAGTTACAGGGTCTAAAGGTAAATTAAACTCATAACCTTGTTTTAAACCATAATACCCTAATCCAGCACCTTTTGGTCTTCCAAGAGTTAATCCGAAATAACCTTTCCAAATAGTTGTAAAAAATAACTCTGTAATTGGTCGTTGTAAATTGTCTAATAATGGATTTATTTTAATATCTTTACTAAAAGATAATGTGTAATTTTGTGAACCTTCCTTTATTGAAACTCTCGAAATTCTGTTAGGTGTATAACCACTACTTTCATATTTTTTCTTAATACCAAAAATATTTTGGTCAAATCCCGCGTTAACTAAAACCGCATCATCAACATTAGTTAAAATCTTATGTTTTCTAACATAATACATTGATGTAGTATCATTAGGATTATCTGAATTAATAACTCTTTTAAACGTACCCTCAACACCATCATCAAATGTTGTACCTGTAAATCCAACATTAAAAATATTAAAAATATATAAATCACTACCCGCAAACCCATCGCCTAATGAATATACTGTAAAAGTGTCATTATTATTGTATGAAAAATTTAACTTAACCGATTCACCCGCAGTTAAACCATGTTTAACCGGACATCTAAATGCCACAATATTTTGTCCATTATTTTCATCGTTTTCAATGATAAATGGTATACCGGACGATGCCACCCAAGTTAAAGTTTCAGTTGTTTTTTTCTCAATTGCCTCTAATTGTTGGTTATAATCATTTTCAAAAGGATAACTTATAAAATGATTCCAATTATATGTTGAAGCACTTTTGCTTACAAAATTAACATGACTATAACCACTAACATCCAAAACAGTATAACCCGAAACATTGTAATCACTTCTAATAAAATCAAATTCATGATATTGGGGGAATCCTGTCCACGCAATCTTTGGGTCTATGGGACAATTTGCCTTTGCCGCTGCCACCTCATTTACATAATACAAATTATTTTCTAACGGAACATAATTTGTAAATCCGGTGTACGAATTATTAAATAACACGGAAAATTTACATGTAGGTCTAAATATATCAGATTTTTGTCTTTCATCATCAAACACTTGTTCTAAATTCACATCAATATTCCTATCAAACTCAACATTTTGTTGCGCTGTTTGTACTAAAGGTACATTAAACATCAGATTAGTATCCGGAGCCGACTTATACCTTAATGAACCTAAAATTACTCTTGTATCTATTCTATTACCCATAATTAATTAACAAATGTTGTTGTATCAATCCATTTAGTTGTAAACCTATCAAACGCAGACGCACCTTTCTTTAAACCAAAGTAAAAATGAAACGGAGCCCCAACAGTTACTGAGTCTGGTTCCGGATTATTTTTATCCCAATTTGAAATATTTTCATCTATTTGACCGAGATTGTTAACCGCGAATATATAACCTTTATAATAATTAGTTTCAGATGAATTATTTGCCGTACCTCTAAAATATCTTGATGTTGTTTCTATTCTATCCATTGATTGATATTTTAACGAAAGAAAACTACCATCACCATTAATTGGGTCTGTATTCCAACCATTATCTTCTTTTCCAAATATTGACGGTTTACTTGACAATTCTTCAATTCTCCATTGATAGAATGGAACTGTTTGACTAAACGCATCAAAATAACTAAACCCACAAGGCGAATTGGCTGGTACAGTATTATCAACAATCGTTCTTTTTGGTGTAATAAAATCTCTAGTTTGAGTATCCGAACTAAAGAAAATCCCTATAACCGCACTATCCGAAGCAAATCCATTCCAATAAACAGGATTTTGTTGAGGAAATGGATTATCAGGATAATTTAAAGATTCAAAAGGAGATACCCCAAGTTCTGAATTGATTGAAATCAATTGAGAATAATCACCATCAACTTTGTATTTAACACGACTAAAATATGCCGTAATATTAGACCCTACTAAAAATTGTAACATTTGGTCAATAAAACTTTTATTTATTAATCGACTAATAATCAATAAATTTAATATTTCTGTCACATTACCATACGTAGTTGTCGATAATTTATTTGCAACATACCCATCGTATGCGTCCGACATAACTAATTCTTGTAAATAAGCACTTCTTGGTCCTAAATCAATTAAAGTTGTTGGAGTTAATAAATAATTAAAATTATCTCCTTGAGCATTACTAAAACTAGAAGATGATGGTCTATCTTTACCAATAAAAATACCTGTAGAATCTTTATATGGACTACATCTATAATAAAAATTATTAGTTGGGTGTAACACTAACGTATCTGTACAAAATTCACTATTTGGAACATTTGGTTGGTTCCCAAATGGGCTACCATACGTAACGTCATTATGGAAGGAATACGCGTATAAAGTACCATTTATCCAATTATTTGCAAATATATGTGACCAAACATTTCTACACGCACCAAGATTAATACTACTTCTAGATATCCACTCAGTTAATAAACCAAAATCTCGAAGTAATGAAACAAAAACTGTTGTTACAACAATATAACAACCTCCTTGAAAGATTGTTTCTCCATTATATTCTTCACACCCACCATGATTTATTACAATATTACCATTACCATCATCCCCATAACACTCTAATGGTACAGACCCACTACAAGTAAATGAATCAATAACACTATTTGTGAAATTTTGAGTATCCCCCGTTAAATCTTGGGATGCTCCTCCCCCACCTGTAGATGCCGCACTAACAGCTGTATCAATACCCACTAAACCTTCATCAGGAATATCATACATCATAAAAGATGAATTATGTTGTAACGAAAATCCATTACAACAAGTTTGTTCAACAGTAGTTGAGGTCGGTAATCTATCCGACCTCATAACCATTCTATTATTATCGTTTGACGTTAATATATAAGTTAAAGTATTTCCTGTTGTATCATATATTGGTGCAAAATAATTACCTGTCCAATCATAACTATAATTTGTTGGTAGACCAACAGTTAATCTCATATACGCCAACGACCCACCTTCAACTATTTCTCCAACATAATAACCTCTATTTGTATTAGTATCTGAACCATTACCATTACTTACAGGGTTATAAGATGTACATTCTGGCGAGCTAGGATAAGGATATATATTCACCGTTACAGGAGCATTCCATTCCTTTGTAAAATCATTTTGACCAATAACGTTTAAACCATATACACTACTTGCTTGAGCACCATAAGAAACTGGTAATGGGTCTTCAAGACCATTCGGAGGTGGAGGACAACTTGGTTTATAAGTTAACGCATTGTTATCTAATTTAGAATAATAACTAAATAATGGTGATGTAAATGATGAAAATGAAGGGGTGTCCGCTGTAAAATCAAACGTATCGAAATATAATTTTTCCCCAGAATATGAATCTGTCGCTAAATTATTTGGTAAATTATTTTCATCGTGACTTACATTCTTAAATTTACCCTGAATTGGATAATTCATTTTATAATTCCCTTCAATAATTAATGATGGGTCACTTCCTAAATTTTTACCAAATAAAATATTTAAATCGTATCTAATTTTTACTCTCGGTACATTAGGGTCAACACCTCTATTTAAGATTAAAACACATTGTTGGTCAGGGTCTTTTAAATAATTTATTGGTTTTTTTAATATCGGAAAATCTTGACTACCATCTTTAGTGTAATCACCAACCCAACAACCCGGAGTTATTTGACCTCCACCTGCCCATCTTTGAAGAAACATTTCATTAAATAAAAATCGTTCATTAAGAGAATTAGGTATTGATGTCCCACATTGACCACTAAATTCAGAATAAGTCATACCTGTTATAACTTGGAAATACTCCAAATCCATCGGGAATTTATAATAATTATTATAACCATTTGTTGTACCAGTAAATTCCGTTGAACCTGTTAACATAACATTATAATTAATCTGTACAGGTGTCCCCGCGAGATTAGGGTTAGCATAATAGAAAGAAACCTGAGTCATTCCTGTTGATGTAAATCCACTAATCGCTTGATTACCATAAGAATTTGTTACACCACTAAATAAATTAATATCTTTGGTTAATGTAGGATTTTGGAATGAAATCATTTGACCAACACTTAAACTACTTAAACTATTTTTATCACATAAAATGACTATAGTGTTATCATAATGAAAATTAGTAGTTTGAGTTGGTGGATTATTATCTGGGTCAAATGTCACTTTTATTCTATTAACACCACCTCCCGGATTTACGCCAGGTGAGTTATCAAAATATTTCGCTTTTGTATTAAATAAATTTATTCTTTCCGCCAAAGTTAAATTAGATGAAAATATATAATCATTTTCTTGACTACCATTAAGTTCATAAACTATTTCCTGTACTTTGGGAATACCAACACTATTATCGCTATCACCAGCAGGTATTTTACCTGAATATATTGATGTAACAGCATTTTTTATATAAGATTCTACTGAATTACCTGGAATTTTATATAAAGGACTACTAACACCTAACAAAACTAAAGATGACGATAACGCATTATCCGGTTTAGGGTCAAGATATATATACGGACAAGGAAATTCCTCAGTTGAATCACCTGAAATATCTGAAACGGAAGCCGTGGCATCTTCACTCACAGTACCTTCAGTACTTGGTGTTTGACCAACAGAACAATCGCATAAATCACAATCCGGATAAGTCAACATAGGCAATGAAATACCTTTTAAATCCATCTTCCATAATTCCTTTAATATAATAACAAAAGCCGCAATAAGTAATATATAAAGAATAATTTGAAGAAGATACCCAACAATTAAACCTAACGCATATGGTACCGTTCCAACAACTAAAATTGCCGTATTAATTATTTGTACAGTATAATAAAGTATTAACGCAGGTATCACTAATATTCTAAGCAACATTATTGTAAAATATAATAAGTGCATAGTTATTAATAATCCATACAGTACGGGTCTAAATACCATCATTAAAAATGAGTATAAAATATAAATTATATCAAATCTCATATTGGAATCGTTTGTTGGAAATTTGTTGTTTTCACTATTACAACTATCATCTAATATATTTTTAATCCCAATAAATCTATCAGGTGTTATACCTTTTCTAAATTTATCAACTAACTGAGATACCGTATAAACTTTATTGTATTGCATTACATAAAATTTATCGTCACAATCAATCGCCTCTTGAATCATTTGACGACCAATATTTGCACCACTACTATTAGACGTACCTGTATATCCATAATCAGCCCAATCTAAACTAAACGCGTATGATTTCATAGCCAAGTCATACGGTGAATTTAATGCTCTATTAGAATCACTCAATGGGTCTGAACCACTACTAGTCCACCCATGTTCTCTAACATTTGGTACAATAAAGTAACCTCTTTTAATTTGTTCTGATAATGATGGTGACTGGTCCCATTTTACTTTAAAACGACATTTGGCTCTTGTTGGAACACCTTTTTTAGGGTCGTTTGATAAAACTTGTTCACCAAATTCATTTGTAATGTAATAATCCAAATTCATTGGGATATCAATTAACCATGTCCCATTTGAATCAATTACTTTACCACCCTCATCTAAATCAAAAGATTCCAATATTGGTCTACCATATTCATCTTGGAATATTGTTTGACGTATACCTAAAATTTCTCCGGGACCCGTTGTTAAACTACATAAATAACCCGCATTACCCCTAACTTGACAGGTTCGTTTTAAAGCATCATCATCAGTTGTAGAAACTATGGAACCCATAAAAATAGCTGTAGGATTAATGTCAATCCCTGCTTCAGATGACAAATCAAAATCAGTTCTTGTAATCCCTAAATTACATATTTGAGGTTGCCCCCATAAAGGTTCAACTTCAACTGTTCTATTAATTGTAACAATTTGAGGTAAACTTCTTAAATTTGTCGATGATTTAAATGTAACGCCCGCAACTTGTGATGGTGTTGCAATACCCATTCTTATTAAATCTTGAGGCGATAATGAAAATTCACCAATATCCGATAAATCAATATCAACAACAATTGTTTGACTACCGGTTGGTAATCCAAATATCATATAATCACCACTTGTATTAGTTACTGTGGAAAATTTATAGTACTTATCATAAACTTGGATTAATGTTGGGTCAACTAACACATCTTTTCTAGTGAAAAAAGTTCCTGTTGGTATATGACCACTATGGGATTGTGTATAAGGTAATAAATTATAACGATATCCGTCATCATTAAGGTCGGAAAGTGATTTATATGGATATAACTCGGAAATTACGGGGTCTAATTCATCAGTACTATCTAATGGTACAAATATTGAAACTTTAGCATTTGGGATACCAAAACCATTATTAACACTAACTCTACCAACAAGTACTCCGTAATCAGAGCATTGTCTAGTGTAAATTTGACTTTGTAATATTTTTAGAGATAATATTTCTAAATACTCAAATTCTTGGTCTATCAAGACATTAAGTGATTTATCAACACCAGGCTCAGTTCTTATTCTAAATGAATTGGACATAATAATCTTTTTTAATAAATAGTTTATATACTATTTTCAAAAGATAATTCATTATTTAATAAAATAAATTATGATTAAAACTTATATTTCTTAATCTCACTTATCGGATTAACCCCTTTTTCAATAAAATCTTTTAATAATTGATTAATTTTAAGATAAGTAACATTATCAATAGTAGTATGTGTAGTATTTTTTATTTCAATGTTAACATAATTCACATTATTTGACGATGTTGATTTACCCCCTGAATTTGTAAAAAATATGAACTCATCACTATATTCAGTTGAAGTTAAATTAATTAATCTATTTATATTTGTAGGGATATTATAGTCAACATTGTTTTCTTTTTTATTTGCCGGGTCAATTAAAATAGTCAAATCAATATTAATTTTTTGTTTTTTCAATTCACTTACAACTTGAATAACATTGTATCCTCCAATACTATGTCCAACCATAATAACTTTCCCATTTGGATTAAATAACTTGTAGTAATAAATCACACTATAAACATCTTCAGGTGTTAAGTTTTCACTATGTGAACTCACATAAGTTAAAACTTGAGTATCTTTTGTAAAATTTTTTGATTTAATATATCCCAACCCATTTTCATCACGAGAATTTGTAACGTCAACTTGAGTTTTGTTTTTAGAGATAAAATCCTTAAATGGATTATTAACCCCTTGTATCACTATAATTAAATTATTTGTAGTTTTTTTAACATGTTCTATGTTATATTTTTTAGTCTCAGATTGTCTATCACTATAAATGTTTGTAGATTCATACCCAATCAAGGTCATAAAAAAAATACACATTAATGTTGGGAATATTTTAATATTTGTTTTGTTTTTAATAACAATTATTAAATAATGTATAAAAAATGGTATTCCTATCCAAAGTCTAATATGTAAAATTAAACTAATAACGATAGCTTGAATCCAAGTACCATTATTACCTTTTATAGCGTCTAAAAATTGTAAAATATAATCCATATTATTTTGTTTGATTAATAATAAGGATAATTCAATAAATTTTAAAATAAATTGCTAAGAGAAATTAACCGTTTTAATATTTTTAACTCTAACATTAATATCTTTGTTTGGATATCTAACTTGATACACTTGTCTTGGTTCGGCAAAAATTGTATCATCAACTAATTCAATTTGTTTAGTTTCCGAATCAATATATCTTTGTGATGTTTGAGAGGAAGAATATTGACCCCCAACTTTATTAAAAAATGTCATGTCAGAAACAGAAATAACCCCATTTTCACTTTGAACTAATCTTCTTAATTCTGATACATTAACATTTTCACCCATTTCTTGGTTTGTTGGGTCAAAATAATCAGTAATTATATTAATTATTTGAGATATAATTGAACCCTGATTTTGTGAATTATCTAACACAACATCAACATTTATTGCTAAATCAATAACATTAGCACTTTCAATTGACACGTAATCATTAATCATTCTATAATTTGATAAATAATTCGCCACATTATTTTTTAATGTATTAGAAACTATTTCAGTTAATCTACCTGTTTCGTCATAAGATAACATTTGAACTTTAATCTTATTATTTTCTTCAGTTATCGCTACTTTAGCAGGAGCCCCAAATTGAGATGGCATTGTTCTTATTATGGATTCATAATCATTTATTGTAACCGCTCTATTTTGAGCCGTAAAGTTATATGATACTAAATTTCTAACCTCTTCCGTTGTTGGATAATTAGCCCCACCAATTGCCGCAGTAACATTATTACATCTCAATGAATTAACCACAGTTGTATTAACAGAATCTGATGGACCATTTACAAAAAATGAAACTGTACCTATTTGAGTTATAACACCAACACCTAAATTAGTTCCTGAACCACCACCAATTCTATACTGAACAAATAAAGTAGTATTAGGTTTTAAAGTACTACCTAACGCAAAGTTATTTGAATATTTATATAAATTTAAAGGTTTTCCGTCTCGAGCAAATTCTCGTAATTGTTCATCCGCAGATTGTGTTCCACCACCAAAAGTCATTTTAAAAAAACCTTCCGGAGTAAATTCTGTTATAAATTTAGTTGCGGTAGTTACATATCTACCAACTTTAATACCGGGATTATCAGAAACTTTTGTTGGGTCTTCAATAAAAACTCTATCTTGAGCCAAGGCTTGTACTTCTAACCATCTGTTATCAACACCTAAAAATTCTTGGTTTGAAGGGACATTCGCATATTGAGTACCGTCTTTTAATAATACACTAGTTACACCTAAAACAGTTTTTTCAGGTAAAAATAATTCAAAAAATGGTTTTACATCATTTGCTGTAATAACTCTTTTAAAAACTTTGGTAATTCCATTAACAACAGTTTCTCGTTTAGTAATTGTATAATTTAATAATTTATTATTTGAATCAAAATTTGGTATTTTTAATCTATTAGGGAATCCTTCAGCATTTGAAGGCGATGAAAAATCAATATCATAAACCGTTTCAAATACTTGACCTGCACCGCTTACTTGAGAACCTCTACGTAGTATACCACAATATCTTAAATCTTCTTTATCACCAAAAGCGGGTACTGTTATTGAAAAATCAACCAAAGCAACTGATGGTCTTTGACCCGGAACTTTTAATCCATAAGTCTTGGCAATATTAAAAACTGAAGACCTTTGTTGTGCATATTGTAATACAGTTTCCTGAATACTTCTATCAATATTAAATTGAAGGTTATCCGTAACCGCAGCATTTAAATCTAATAATACTGAGAATACACTCGCATCATTAAAGTTATCAACTAACTCTGGGTAATAAGTTCTAGTGAAGTTTATTAATTCAGTTCTAATTGATTGGAAGTCTCTCGTAGTATACGATATTTTTTTATTAGCCATATTCTTTAAATATTTAGGATTACAAAATCACTAGCGTTAAACACGTCATTATTTATTTGATAATCTATTTTAACTTTCGCAGTATGTTCTTTAGTTCCAATACCCGGTACTCTAAAAACACGAGTATCGTATTGGTCAACATAAGTACCTTTATCTTCTTCACCATCAGACGCTGCGGTGATACTTATATTTTTTATTGTTATTCCCGGTATATATTCTTCAACAGCATCTCTAATTTCCGCATCAATATCTGAAAAGGTTGGACCATCTAATGGTTCAAAAATAAATTCATATAGTCTTGTTCCAAAATCGGGTAAAAAATATCTACTTCCTTTTCTAGTTAATAATAAATGTATTAAATCCGTTCTTGTTTCTTGAGTACT